ATCCACGATAAAGGCCGTAAAAACGCTTACAGAGTGTATGAACAGCAGGGTGGACAAGGTAAGGCTATCTGCCGCCGTGGAAGTGTTGAACAGAACCGGACTCACAGCGACGCAGAAGATTGAACTTACTACGCAGAACAACAACATGCAGAACTTCACAGACGACCAGTTGCAGGAGATACTCCGTAGCAACAAGTTATTGCCGGAAGGAGACTTAGATGTCGAGCAGATTACGGACAACGGAACAAAGTAAGACAGCGCAGATCGAGCTTCTCCGCCGCGCGGCGTACAGGGACTTCTATGTGTTTGCCAAATTCGTAGCAGGAAAGACTCTGATGGAGGAAGATCCGCACAGAGAACTCTGCGAATTTATTACGCTGGGTCTCGATAAGTCGAATATTCTTGGTATATCCGACATCGTGCCCCCGCAAACAGACTACGTTAGAGGGTTAGATGGAACACTAAAGAAGCTGATGATGCTTCCAAGAAACACATTTAAGTCATCCGTAGCACAGGCATTCGTGCCGTGGATACTGTGGCACAATCAAAACCTGCGCATTATGCTTGACTCGGAAACACTGGGCAACGCGAAACTGTATCTCGCCGGAGTCAAGGACTTGATAGACAACAACGAGATGATGCGGATGATCTGCGTGAACGAGAAAGGAGAGTACCTGTTAGAGCCAAACAAACGCCTCTCAGGCGGATTTGTGGAAGACCAAGTAATCCTGAAACATAGAACAGCGGTAGGACTCAAAGAGCCGTCAATATTCTGCTCCGGGGTAGATAATGCTAGAACCGGAATGCACATGGACGTGATATTGATGGATGACGTTGTGTCAGAAAGGAACGTGGCGACAGATGCGCAACTCATTAAAGTCGAGGAGCATTACAAATACTCCCTATCCTTATTGGAGATCGGAGGTGGTCTTCTTCTCGTAATTGGGACTCGGTACCACATGGCCGACCTTTACGGGCATCTAATAGAAACAAAGACGCTGGATACATTGGTACGTCCGGCGATCAACGACAAGGAAGAGTTGTACTTCCCGGCGCGACTTACTAGGGAGTTCCTAGCGGAAATGCGCGCAGATCAAGGAAGCTACATCTACTCCTGCCAGTATATGCTAGACCCGGTAAGCCCTGATGATGCTATGTTTGGAAAGGAGCACCTGAATTACATTGAGGATTTGGCTACCCCACAGATTATCACAGACACCTACATCACTGTCGATCCTGCTATCTCGCAGAATGAAAAGGCAGACTATTCAGTCATCATGACAGTTGGGATGGACAAAGCGAAGAGACGGTATGTGCTTGATTATGTAAGAGAGCACTTAACCCCCTACCAATTGATAGACAGGATATTCGCAGTAGCAGAGAGCGCGACGAACCTTCGTAAAGTTGGAATAGAGACCGTGGCATTCCAAAAGATGCTTATCTATGCAATGAAAGACGAGATGCGAAGGAGAAACAAATATCTGAACATTGTGGAACTAAAGGCAGACAAGGACAAGATACGCCGTGCTAGGATGCTACAGCCTGCGTGGGAGAATGATGATATTTTCATACACAGATACCACACAGACTTGAGAAGAGAACTTACTGAGTTTCCATTCTCAGAGCACGATGATACTGTCGATGCCCTTGCCTATGTAGAGCAACTATTAAAACCACTCCCAAGCCTACGCTCTAGGATGGAGTACATCTATAAGGCTGGAAACAGCAAAACAAACTATTAAAGGAGGTATGCTATGGCAAGACCTAAAATTCCGGATAACCCTAGAGACTTTAAAGGGCAGACCGACGATTACATTTTGCAGGTCGTTACGGAGGACTGGAACCGTTCCGTATCGTTCTGCAACCCGTACTTTGATCTTTTTCAAGAGTTCTATCGGCTGTACAACTGCCAGTTCACCGACGAAGAGAAGAGGCCGAACGGGGCTAATCTGTTTATTCCTTACATCTATAATATCGTGGAGACGTCTATTCCTAAATTGATAGGGTCTATATTAGACTCTAGGCCGTTCATATCCTATATGCCACAAGGAGGATCGGACGAGCAAAAGGGTAAGAGCATGACCTCCCTCGTTGATTTTCAGATGCGCCAATACATGAGGGCGGCGACTAGATTCTACGAGATCTTCAAGACCGCCTGCCTGTATGGAACAGCAATCTCCAAACAGGGGTGGCGCTATGAGACAAAGAACGTGACTAGACGGAAGAATGATGTCGAGCAGACTGTGGAGTTGGGAGACGGTACTCCGCAGAAGACGAAAGGGCAGGACATTGTAGTAGAGCCAAAAGTTCTGTATGACGCCCCGGAAATCAAGAATATACCGCTTGAGTCGTTCCGGTTCGACCCTGCCTATACGGATATCGACAGTTCTCCTTTTGTTGGCCATGAGTATTGGAAAGAGAAACACGAGCTCACCTCCGAGAAGGGGTACCGTAATACGTCTAAACTTTCCACAGAAGATCAGCAGGACGGGGAGCTGAGAGACCGCCTTACGTTGTTACAAAAGAACCCTGCCAACATGAAGAACGGGGTAAGGATTTGGGAATACTGGACAGATGACTACAAAGTGCTGATTGCCAACAAAACGACAGTGATCCAGTGCATTGAGAATCCGTACTACCATCACAAGAAACCATTCACAAAATGGACGCTGATTCCTATGCCTAACGAGTGGTTTGGTAAGCCTCCTATTGCTGCGCTTACCGACTTGCAGGCAGAGCTTAACACCACTAGAAGTCAGAGAATCGACAATGTAAGTCTTGCATTGAACAGGATGTACCTAGTAAACAGGAATGCAAGCGTAGATCCTAAGCAGCTGGTATCTAGGCCGAACGGATACGTTGAGGTTGACGACATAAATAATGACATAAAAGAGCTGATTACGCAGGACGTCACAGGTTCCGCCTACAAAGAAGAGGAGATCATCAAGGAGGACATGGATGTTACGTCCGGAATCCATAACTATGACAGAGGGCAGGAAGGCTCTCGTAAAGAGACAGCAACAGTAGCAAACCTGCTAACAAGCGCAAGTTCTGAGCGATTCAAATTGCAGATCATGATGATGGAAGAAGACCCGATGGCCGACGTTGGAAGACAACTCGCAGAGCTAAACAAGCAGTTCTTAGACGACGGGACGTGGATTCGTGTTACGCAGGATGGCGGCGATGCTACAGCACAGCAAATAAGCCTAGCTGACATTGACGCAGAGTTTGACATCGTAGCCGTTGGAACCGCAATAGAGGCCGCGGTGAACAAGGAACTCAGGCAGACACAGCTCATTCAGTTGCTCAGCACCTCTTCTAATATAGAGGGTGTAAACATGAAGGAGCTCATGAGAGACATATTCAAAGAGTTCGACTTCAAGAACATCGACGAGCTGATTACACCGGACGTTCCAGTAGACACGGGTACCACGGTAGATCCGAATGCCGAGCAGGCAGAAACTCCGTCAGGTGTAGCAGAACCAGGAGGTATTTATCCGCAAACTGGCGGTGTAGGCGGAATGGGACTAGGTTTAGAGCAACCTAAGTAACCAACCACTACAGATAGATATTTTAGTTGTAATTGTCAAATTAAGGGGGTATGATTATGGGAGAACAAGACTCGTATGATGAAGATATTGCCACCTCAAGTTTGCACAGCGTCGCGTTAGCGGAGATGCGCAATACAGAGGGTTTCGCAATATGGCTAGGGATTGTGAAAGATAAGTACGCCGCAAGCGCGCGTGCCCTCGTAACAGACGCTAGCATGGACATTGACAAGATCATATCAAATCGAGCACGTTGCAAGCTGATAATAGAAATATTGGCCGCAACAGAAATGAGCAAGGAGGAATTGAAATGGAACAAGCTGACATAGATGCCGCGTTGACCCCGGAATTTTCCGGCCAAGTCGATGACGCACCTGAGGCAAGCATCCCCCAAGAGGAACCGGAAACAAATACGGAGCCGGAAGGACAAACTACCGAAGAGGCAGACCCTGAGGAAGACGTAGACGATGGTTCGGGACAAGGTGCGATTGGCAATGAGGAGGACGAGGATTATGTTATCCCTGCAAAAGAGTACAAAGAACTTCGTAAATTTGCAACACAAAAAGCAATGGAAGCGGCGGCGTATAAGAAACGCCTTGCCGAGAAATTTCCCGAAGGAGAACCTACAGTCGCAGAGCCGGTAGCAAATCCAAAAGCACCAAACGACCTAGAGAGATATATAGCTCAGCAGATCGAGACAGGTGTTCAGTCGTTACTTGAGCCACTCCAACAGCAACAAGAAGACTTGCGCATTCAATCAGAGGTACAAGCACTGTCCGAAAAATATAAAGATTTTAGTGATGTAGCCCCTGCCTTTATTGAAACGCTAGAGACAACTCCCGAATTTTTCGCAATGGAGAACGGGATCGAGAAAGCCTACAGGCTTGCTAGAGCCGAGACCATTGAGAGGGAAAGCGAAGCAAGGTCAATCGCCGCCGCGCAGGCCGCAAGACGGACAACTGCGCAAAAAGTAGCCGCGACAGACAATACTCCGATTACCAAGTCACAATCACAGAATGCCTCCGTACAGGCGGCTGATGCGATTCGCGATTCAATTCTAGGGGCAGTGAGCAGAACATCCATCTTCGATAAGTAAAGAGGAGGTAATACTCATGGCCGCAATAACAGCAACCGCCGTTGGCAACGCCAACATAGAGGCAAAACGCATCGTCGTAGATATGTCCGAGACAATCGCATATCTGCAACCGAGTGCAACACCGCTCACCGTTCTTACCAAAAGGCTCAATACGCAGTCCTGCGCACATCCAAAGTACGAGTGGATGGACAACAACACAGAGGTGAGATGGACACTTACGACTGCCACAGCCGCATCGACAGCCACCTCAATCGCAGTAACCACAGGTACCGGGGTCAACTTCTCCGCTGATGACATCATCAAAGACGTCACCACAGGCGAAGTAATGAAGGTTTCCTCGATCTCTACCGACACACTCACAGTCTCACGTGGACTTGAGAATGCAGGTACAGGTACCGCAGTAGGTTCCGGAGATAAGATTCTGCTCATTGGTAATTCTGCTATGCAGGGTTCCGGTGCTCCCGCAGAGAAGATTCTCGGAGTTACCCCCGCTTACAACTACACACAGATCTTCAAAACGGCTTTTTCGGTCACCAATACCCTTGATGCCACCAAGCTGTATGGCCCGAAAGAACTTGCTAGACTCCGTAAGGATGCCGGTATCCGCCATGCGAAGAACATGGAATATGCGTTCCTGTTTGGTGCAAAAACCAACAACGTATCCGGGGCACAGCCTGTAACAACAACCGAAGGTGTTATGACCACTCTTGCGTCCAACGCGAACAATGTGTCAAAGGCAACCGGCGCGGTTGTAGAAAAGGACTTGCTGACATTCTGCGAATCCCTGTTCACCTATGGTGGATCAGAAAGAACTTGCCTCTGCTCTCCTAATATCCTTTCGTGGTTCGCCGGACTGGCAAGCACAAAGGTGCAGTTGATTCAGAGCGACAAGGACTCCACATTCGGAGTAAACATCACCAAGTACATGACACCGTTCGGCGTGTTGAACCTCGTTCTTCACCCGCTCCTCGTCCAAGGCTACACCGGGAAACTCGTGGCACTTTCGATGGAAGATCTGTACTACAGACCTCTTGCAGGAAGAGACACGAAGATGATGACTAATGTACAGCTTCCGGACGAAGACGGTATCAGGGACATGTACATCACAGAGGCGGGCGTAGAACTTAGACTTCCGCTGAAACATGGAATCTTCACGATCACCGCATAGTAACACAACGAGGGAGGGGCTATACCCCTCCCTACTTTCTATGAAAAGGAGTCAGATATGAGCAAGACACTCACACAATTAATAACAGAAGCGACGTCCCTCACTGATGAAACATACGATAATGTGCAGTGGGTAGACTGGTTCAATAATTGTCTCGATGACCTGTCTCCTTACCTGTATTTAGATGACATCGCTACGATAAATGAGGACACGGAGGGATCAGGGATATTCACGATTCCCGAAACATACCTTTCTATGATACGAGTAGACGGAACCAACAAAGACATTCCAATGCTTGAGCCGGGAGACGACGACAGCATAGGATATAAATTACGCGGAACAAAATTGTACAAACAGAATGATGTATCCACAACCATAACATGCACATTCTACCGCAGGCCAGCATATCTTACGACCCTAGACTCTGGCGCCGAGGTGGATATTCCTGCTGGATGCAACAGAGCGCTGATATACTTTGCTGGAGCGCAAGCTATGATGCTTGAGGACGAGACGGAGAGATTCAACGTATTCAGTGACCAGTACGAGAAGGCAAAAGCCGCAGTACAATCTATGAATAAGCACAGGAAGCCGGCAAAGACCGGTCAATGGGGAGTGGTTAGGTAATGACTACGAAAAATGCGCTGGAGTTCAAAGCATATTATGAGTGGCTAGGAGGGCAGAATTCTTCCGCCGCTCCGGATAATCTTTCTGATGACGAGCTCAGGAGGCTTATTAATTTTGATGTAAGAGTGCGTGGATCTATAAAGACTAGAGTTGGAACTTCTACAGTCGCGTGGGTAGCTACAGCAGGACTTTCAGGTGTAAAAATAGATCGTACAGCAGAGTTCGCCACAGTATCGGGAACTTTAGTGCAGGTTGTTCTTGCAGGAAATGCCTTATACAATAGGGCATCAGCAACCCCAATACTGGCTTCCGCCGGGTATACTATGTCTACTACAGTGTATAACAACAAGATGTACCTTATGATAAAGGGGTCATATTATACATATGACGGAACCACTATTACGGAGATAACAAATGCGCAAGGCGATAGTATGCTCTCCACAATAAAGTCTTGCAAGTACATCGAGGCACGGGCAGACAGAATATTCTGTTCCGGAAATCCGGCGGCTCCAAATACATTGTATTATAGCCAAGTAGGAGACCCTACGTACTTCAAGTCCGGCCAGTTCATGGTGCAAGCGGCCTCTGATGATGGAGACTGTATAACAGGACTGAGAGAGTTCAACGAGGCACTGCTGGTATTTAAGGCTAGAGGAGTGTGGGCTTGGTTTGGGTACAGTATCGCTACGGATGTTAGGTTTGTAAAATTAAACGTGCATACAGGAACTTCGGCTGAAAGAACTATAAAAAATGTAGGGGTAATGCTATTCTATTTAGGAGAGGACGGAGTATATGCCATGACAGGCACATATTCAGGGTCTATATCTACATCAAAGGTGTCTATATCCGTAGATGATAAGTTCAAGAAATTGCATAAGGCAACAAACGCTTATGAAAGCACTGCTTGCGCGGTGTATACAGACGGTAAATATTACATATCCTACTGCTCAGAGACAGGCGTTGTAGGTCAGGATATGACGATAAACAACATGGTGATGGTTTGCCACGCAGACGTTGATATGAAGCGCTTGCCTTGGACAGAGTATCAAGGAATAGCATTCCGGGACACATTACCCAGTTCTGATGGAACCGTGTACTATGCTAATGCAACAACACCTGTATTTTGGAAATTTGATGACTCTAAATATGGCGACATGGGATCTAATATGGTTTTCCATTTATCTACAAAAGCTTACGATTTAGGTTCCCCTATTCATAATAAGAAGATAAAGGCCGGGTGGCTTACTCTTAATCAGGGTGTTGTAGAGGACACAACAATAGACGTAACCGTTCACACGGACTATGAAGACACAAATATCGTAATGGAAGATATGTCCGCAGACGAGAGCCTTGTATGGGACTACGGTGAGTGGGACGTTGCTAGGTGGGACTGGATAGATACCGTAACCAAATTCTTTAAGATAAACAGAAAAGTAGTTCGCGTAAGTATAGACATAGACGGAGAAACAAATGATACGACAAAAAATATGGTGTTCTTATACGGCACGGCGTTCATGTTTAAGATGAAGAAGCCGTACAAAGGATAAGGAGGGTCTACAATGTCAACAATTTCTAGGCTATATAATTTAAACCCGGGGGACAAGGCTTACAGCGGGCAGGTAGATGCCGAGCTTGATCAATTGGTGTCAGCGCATAATAGCAATAGTGACGCTATCATAGCATTGCCTACAAAGGCAGAGACGCTGACAGGAAAGACACTTATGTCACCTAAAATCAATGAGAATGTTGCTCTTACTTCTACAGCCACAGAGCTTAATAAGTTGCACGGAGTAACAACGACAACAAATCAGCTTAACTTCATCAATGATGTGGTGGGCCCTGTACAGCTACAACTGACGCAAAAGGTAAGCCTGATAGAAAGTGAGTCGATAGGGGGTGTAAAGACATTCCCATTGTCCCCTATTGTACCCACGCCTACAACTGGAACACAGGTGGCAAATAAAGCGTATGTTGATTCTGCGGATTCTTTGCGCTATACAAAGTCTGAAATGCAGGCTTCCGGGGGGGCTCTGCTTCATTGGAATAACCTGACAAATAAGCCGAATATGGCGGATGCTTCTTGGAAGACCTCTGTGGCTAATAAAGAGGCATTGCCACTCACTGGGAATACATTAACAGATCAGAGAATCGTGCTTGATGACGGTGACGGGAAACAGTCCGCATATACCTGCATTGCTATTACAGGTGCTGTGTATCAGCAGTGGGCAAAGATAGGAGATATTGACTGGGCTTCCGAGGAAGCTACACGCGTAACGCAGGAAAATGCAAGGGTATCGGCAGAAGGTTCCGGATCAACCGGTAGAGTCGGGGCAGAGTCGGCCCGTGTTGCTAGCGAGAATACGAGAACTGGCAATGAGAATACGAGAACTGGCAATGAGAATACGAGAACTGGCAATGAGAATACGAGAACTGGCAATGAGAATACACGTATCAGTAACGAGAGTACCCGTGTCACTTCTGAGGGTATTAGAAACACGGCAGAGGGAAACCGGTCTAACGCAGAGATATTAAGAAACTCACAAGAGATCACGCGCCTTGGAGCGGAATACATTAGGGTAAGTGCGGAACAGAGTCGCGCAGGTGCGGAGGATACGCGAGAGTCCGGGGAGGCGATCAGAGTAGAAAATGAGAATATACGAGATATTTCGCAGATGAACAGATCATATTTTGGGGCGTATAGCCCTACTACTTCGTATAACTATGAGAACTGTGTATATTACAACGGTTCCTCATATCGTTGTGAGGTGGCTCCGTCGCTTGGGCATTTGCCTACCGATACCAACTACTGGGTTCCAGTGGCGATAAAGGGAGACAGGGGAGATGGCGGGGCATCAACGGCGGCGGCGGTATCAATTGCCGATGCTGGGTATTATTATACTGGGGCTACTGTAGAGTTAGCATTGCAGGAGGTTGGAACATCTCTCGCAGGAAAAGTGACTACCCCAACTACCGCCAATACCAAATTTGGTAAAAATGCTTTAATTTCACTCGTAAACGGAAACTTAGATACAGCGATAGGATCAAGCGCCTTACACGAGAATACATCAGGCAATTCAAATACAGCCGTTGGCGAGTCGGCTCTTTTTTACAACATAAACGGTAGTTATAATGTGGCAGTAGGGGAGGACGCTTTAGCGTATAACACGTCGGGGGGAGAGAATACGGCGGCTGGAGTCGGCTCCTTGGGAAAAATAACAACAGGGCACTTAAATACTGGAGTCGGTTACGGGGCTGGAAACCATACATCTCAAAAGGTAGACGCCAGTAATAGCATGGCGCTTGGCGCTAACACTTATACAACGGCGAACAACCAAGTGGTGATAGGTGACGCAAATGTGACAGATATTCGGTTCGCGCAAGGAGCTGCGGCAATATCCCCCGCAGAACTTAACTGCCTAGCTGGAGTTACCTCGGCTATACAAACACAGTTAAATGCCAAAGTGGGATCCGATAGCCCAACACTTACAGGAACCGTAGTCCTCCCATCGACTACAAGTATAGGAAATGTGAGTTCCGATGAACTTGGGTACTTAGATGGTGTTACATCATCTATTCAAGCACAGTTAAACGCGGCAGGAGGAGGCGGAGTAACAGCAACCACATTGAGCGACGCCCTCGCTTTCGCAGATATCATAAGATACGACAAAGCTCACTGCTATTTTGTTGCGAAAACAGGAAACGATACGTCTGGAAATGGATCGTTTTCCGCTCCTTGGCTTACCATCAATAAAGCCTTAGAAGCGGCGTCTCCCGTTACAGGAGGCGATACTGTGTATGTCCGTGAAGGAACGTACAACGAGCGTGTGAAGTTCTATAAGAGCGGAAGCACTAACAGTTTCATAACACTCAGACCATTCCCAAGCGAAAAAGTAGTAGTGGACGGCACTGGGATAGCATCGTCTTACCATTATCAGCCGTACATAGATATCCACAGCCAGTCATGGGTCAGGGTTTTCGACATGGCTGTTGTAAACTGTGACGGTATGGGAATCGGAGACGTTGACGATACAACCAATAACTCGCACATTGTCATCCGGGGATGCAGTACGAATAACACCGCTATGTCCGGTATACATTTTTGGTACAGTGACAACGTGTTGATTGACGGTTGTAAGATAGAAAACTCTAACTACCTCAATGAGCAGGAGGCCCTTTCCATCGTGCATAGCTCTAATGTAACGGTTTCGTTCTGTGATGTAGGAGGCATGAGACGCGAGGGGATAGACTTTAAAGACGGATGTACGCACGGTCTAATATTCCACAATTTCGTGCACGACTCATATGAGTACGGGTACAACGACACTTATGATGTGCCAAATAACGCTGGTGTAGGAATCTACTGTGACGCTACTGCGGCAACAAATCAGTACATAGAAATCAGCAACAACACAGTAAAGAACTGCGTGCAGGGACTAATCATATCCGCTGAGACTGGCGGAACAAGCGACACTATCAATGTGCACGATAACCACTTCGTAGATTGCGGATATGCTTCTATGTGGCTTTCACAATATACTGGGCATCATGCCAGCAATATCACATTTAGGCACAACACTTGTATTGGAATGGATAAAGGCCTATTTATCGATATCACGGATGCTTACGCCAGCAATATCACGATTGATGATAATATCTTTACTGGCAACGAAAATTCCGTTTCGATGTATATACCCGGAGGATTAGGTACGAAGGTAATATCCTGCAATAACAACTCCATTAGCGTTGATTGGGGCGGTACGGATTATCCGAAAGGAACGAACCCCCTCGTTCTCGGAGCAGACAGACCGCTCCATAACACCTATGGGCAAACACAGGAGTTCAATGACCTCGCTGACGACGATATGATTCGGTTTTTCGATACGAGCGCTAAGTATGAAAAGAAGTCAGGGTGGGCCAATGTTAAGGCTTTGATTAAAACCTATTATGACAGTCTAACCACCACGCTGACAAACAAACGAATAAACCCTAGAATTACTACGATTGTATCAAGCGCGACACCGATCCCCGATCTGACCGCCGCCGATGTATACGTTATTACCGCGTTAGCGGGTACCGCGACTTTCGGCGCGCCGACCGGGACACCGACGGAGGGACAGCAACTTATTATCCGAATCAAAGATAATGGTACCGCACAGACCCTAGCTTGGAACGCGATCTATCGCGGGGTAGGGACAGCACTCCCAACAACAACCGTACTCGGAAAAATGATGATAATATGGTTGGTCTATAATGCCGTAGATACGCGGTGGGATTTAGCCCAAGTCTGTATTGAGGGAATATCTGGGGCGACATTGACGGGGGCAGAAACACTTACAAATAAAACCCTGACCACCCCAAAGATCACAAGCATATTGACTCCCACCAATACACTCACTCTCCCGACTTCTGCTGATACTGTTGTAGCAAGAGCGACCACGGATACCCTAACGAACAAGCGTATCACAAAGAGAGTCAATACCGTGGCGTCCGGAACACCGATCGCGATCAACGGGGACACCACGGACCTGTATACCGTCACTGCGTTAGCTGTCGCCGCAACGATATCCGCTCCAACCGGAACACCCACTAACGGTCAGGAGCTTGTCATTCGATTTAAAGACAACGCTACCGCAAGAGCACTTACATGGAACGCCATATTCCGCAGTATGGGGGCGACACTTCCCACGACGACCGTACTAAGCAAGACAATGTATTGCACTTTCATGTATAACTCGACCGACTCAACGTGGGACTTGCTACAACTTAACACCCAAGCATAATAGGGGGGTACAACAATGAAGACTAGACTAGTAACAGGTAAATATCCGCAGGCAGATCCGTATGTATGGCTGATTGGTATGTGGAAAGACCTCGACCCTGAGTTCTGCCACCGGTTGGCGGCGTTCTCTAGGGACAAGGAAGAGCAGTCACACATCAACGGAAATCCGTACAGATCGTATGCAGTGCAAAATGAATATTATCAAGAGTACCTAGTGTACAAGAAGACCAAGAAACTCGGCAAGCGCGGAATCAAGCTCGCCGCGAAGCCGGGAAGCTCGGCGCACGAATACCGCCTAGCTGTAGATATCCTGATCGGATCACCGCTCTATGAGGCAACAAATGCGGAGCTGGCTAAGTATGGGCTCTGCAAGCCTCTTATAAAAAAAGGCGAGGTGTGGCACATTCAGCCGATTGAGACAAACACCACGTCATCCGCTGTATTCAGGAAGTATGCCCCAATAATGGGGTAGAGGAGGTACATATGAAGGCATTAAAGAAGTTCGCGAGTAGGAAGTTCCTACTCGCCTCAGCATCCACCATCACAGGAATTATGATGATATTTGGAATGCGGCAATCGGTAGCTGATATAGTAGTCGGGGCAATTGTAGCAATTGTTCCCTCCACTGTAGCAATTATCACGCAGGGAAAAATTGATTTAGAATTAGCTAGGAAGGTTATCAACTCTGCTATAGACGCGGTAGAGGAACTTGAGGAAGAGTGTAAATAAGGGGGGACGACATGGAAGAGAAAGAGAGAGTATGCCCGTGCCCGGCATTGCTTAAGGCGCAGGATGACATCGACAAGGTAAGCGAACGGGGCTACGAGACTGCCATCAATTTCTCAGGTATGAATGTAAAGATTGATGGGATAGCCACTGCTATAATCAACATACAGACTGACGTAAGCATACTAAAGGCTAAGCCGGGTATCAGATGGGAAAGCACTACCACAATGGTTCGTAACTGGTGTATACTAATCGTATTAGGATACATAGCGATTAAATTAGGCGTTTCGCCGCAGTAAGGAGGGGTACACATGGCCTCATTAAGTTCTACTGGGTTCAAGGCTGTAGATACAGCTTACAAGAAAGGCACATCAAACCAAGAGACGCTCCCGAAGGCGGTCGTTCCGACTAAGCCCGCTGTAGGAGCCGTTGTAAAAACGCAGGGCGGAAACTATCAAGTAGTAGCAAAGGGAACCGCTGGAGCACAATATAACAAGGAAAGTGGGCTGTACAGCGTGAAGCTGGAAACTCCAACATCTGCTGGATTCAAGGCTGTAGATACAGCGTATACCGCACCTAAGGTCACTACGGCGGCAGTAACACCTACTAGGGCGTCTATGTCTGGAATGCCCTCTTCCTCGTCATCTACAACAGTAAAGGCCCCTGCAACGTCTACGGTAGCATCGCCAGTAACATCAGCAAAGGCGGTAACACCTACAAGGGCGTCTATAACAGGGGCGCCTACATCTTCCGCTGTGAAAAGCAATTATTCACCTGCGCTAACTTCCGCTGTCTCCGCCGTGAAGAAGTTTGGCGGCGACGTGCTGACAGCTGACACTGGGGCAAAAAAGGTATGGGAGCAGGTAAACGGCGTCGCTAAGGCGCTGTATGCGCCAACAAAAGAGCAATCAACTCTTGATGCAAACAAAGCATCCGCAGACTTGGCGTTTAAGCAGGCGGTGAAATCGGGAAACAAGGCGGTAATTCAGTCGGCGCAAAAGAAGAACGTACTTGCCTTAGGTGCCGCGGCACAGCCTAGTGCTATGAACATGGTGCTCGGAAGTATAAACGGCGTTGAAAAAGTAGGGGCAAAGGCGCTCAAGGGAGTTGGAAAGGCCGTTATAAGCGAGGCATCGAAAATTATAGAAAGTGTGCCCGGAAGAGATTTATTTCAGGCCATCTCAGATGCGGGTGTAAAATTGGAAACCAAGGCAGAAGTGGTGGCTATGGTGAACAAGATGGTTGCAGATAAAGTCTCACTAACATCAGCGCAAAGCATGATATCAAATCTTGCGCACAACGGGCAACTTGACGCTACAACATTCAAAACGGCCAGCGATGCCCTTAAAAACGCAAACGCCGCCGCAAGTGCAGTAAAACAAGCCGTCACGGAGGCTCCAAAATCAGCAGAGTTGCCGAGATCAACTAGGGATCCGGGGAAGAAGCAAACTGTTAAACCATCAGCGCCCGAATCCATGACGCCTTCTCAACTCGCCGCGCAAGACTCCGCCGACGCTAAACTCATAGAAGAGTCTAGAGTGAGACTAGGAAAGACTACCACAGAGCCGCCAGCGGCTGTGAATACAACAGAGGCTGATGGCATAATGGCGGAAAAGGCAAAATCAAAGGAACGTGAGACTCCGAGTTCCGTAAAAGACGTGGCAATTGACAACGCGAATAACGGAACAGAAGGATTTCCGCTCACCGCAGAAGAGCAGGCCGCCGACGATGCCGCAAGCAATTTGAAGAATAAAGTAGAGACACCTAAGAGTGTATTTCAGAAAATAAAAAGCAGTAAGGCTTTTAAAATTGGTAGGGCGGCCACGGCAGTAGGCGGGCTAGGCGGGCTAGGTTTGTACATGCTTGGTAGCACTTCTAAAGATCAGAAAAATGGTGATGGCACCGGAAAAACAACAGATCAAGACTTGCAGGATATCATAGACTATTCCAATGGTGAGGATACTGGTGCGGATACTGCCGTACCTGCTGCCAATACTTCCGCAACCATCGCTAGAAGCGCGAGCCCATTGCTTATGTCAACGTCATCGATGGATACTGGGATAGGAACTGGAGGCGATACTGGTATGGGAGAAGGGGCTTACGGTAGCACATACTCACCTACTGGTATGACTGGTGGAACTGGTACGGGAAGTGCTTATACCGGGGCAGGTGGAGCAACTCCTACGAAGTATTACACATTGAACTCTGCTGGTGGGTATGACGAAAACTCCGGGTATATAGGCCCTGACGGGCACACCTATGTAGACGAGGCTTTGTCACAGCCAATCCCAACAGATTCAGTAGTATCTACGGTTGATGCCTCCGGAAAACAGCACTTTTGGTACAATAATCCTGACTACACCGCAAGCAACGGAGGTAGTAGCGAGACGACACTAGATGAAAACGGACTTCCTAACACCGGCGGATTTGCATCGCAAGACCCGACATTGGAAGACACCACGGCAGAAGAGGATACCACAATCAGCGATATTGTTGGTCAGATACTTGACGCAAATCAGGAGTATCTTGACTCGCAGTACGCCGCTATCGACGCACAGGCAGAGGATGACATCGCCGCACTGAAAGAGACTATGGCGGCAAGAGGAATGTTCAACTCTGACTTAGAGCTATCAATGGAGCAGAAAATCAAGGATAACGCAGAGTCGCAGAAGGATACCCTGAAAGGCAACCTAATAAATCAGGCCTACTCCACAGCGCTTGACTATGTGGAGAAACAGCAGACGTTGGAGCAGTCAAAGTACGAAACAGACGCGGATACTGCAACAGCAGAGGCGAAGGCGATTGCTGATGCTAAAGCAAACGCCGCCGCAATGGGGTACAAGTGGGCGGCACTCTCTGAGACACAAAAGAAGAACGCCATAGACGCCGCGTACAAGCAGGGAACACTCAAGATTCAACAGCAGAAAGCCAACACTTCTCAGTACAGCGCTACACACAAATCATCAGGAGCAAAGTCGGTATCAACTACTGCGCTAGCCAAACTGGTGGAGGCCGCAAGCAACGCTCTCCATGTAGGGCATCCAACCAAATCGTCAGTACAGTCCGCAGTTAGAGCCGCGGCCGCACTGTACGGAGGAACGGAGTCTGATGTTCAGAACGCGGTAAGTGTAGCTCTTACTAACGCAGGGTTGAAATAGGAGGACTGGATATGAGCATATTCAGCACAATAGCTAAGGGATTCAATAAAGTAAAAGATGCTCTTGGCGGAGCTCATAACACACACGACGCCGCGGCTGTTGCCGCGGCGATCGCCGCTAACAAAGCGAAGGCCGCAAAGGACGCCGAGGCGGCTAAGCGTAAGATTGCAATGGGTACGGTCAGGCTACAGTCTTCCGGGCAGAGTGTTCCCGTGCAGAATAAAGACGCTAAGCTTGGACTTTCCGGTCTTGGTCATGAATTGAATAAAGGGCTTGAAGCACTACAGAAGCCCGGTGACGCTGTTCGTGTCGGACTCAGAGCCGTTAGGGACGACCTGCATGGAGGAAATGTTAATGTAGCCGACGCTCTTAAGAAGGGTTGGACGGGTGAGCAGAAATACTCCGGCGCTGACATGATGAAAGACATGGGCGTCAAGAGTCAGAAGGGTCAGGTAATTGGCGGAATAGCGGCAGAGATATTGACTGACCCAATCAACCTGATAGGCGGAACCGGAGTAGGCTCCCTTGTAAAAGGTGCCGCAACAGGACGCAGAGCCACGCTTGCAGAGGAAACCCTGTCGAAATATGAGAAGTACGAAAAGGCGAAGAAAATAACAAAGGCTACTGAGGAGTTGCAGAAGATTCACGGCGTCACATCGAAGCGTGACCTAGCGAAGTCATTGGATGTTCCCTACGCAACCATTGACGAGAACATCTATGCACATTCCCTTGGGCTAGATGCGAAGTCGGTAGGTACCACGGAACACGCCGCTAAGGTATCCGAGCACGCCGCACAATCACGCGCTGCGGCGCAAGCGTCTGCTGACGCTCATGCAGGAGCTGGAATAAAGATCGCCGGAAAACAGCTCGTCTCGGGAAAGAAGATGCAGGATATCGGAGCCAACGCTAGAATTTCTTTAGGAGGAGCCCATAATTCAGATACTGCACTTAGCAAGGCGGGTAATTTAGCCGGGGATGCTTTCAGTAATTCACACGTAGCAGGCCTGACTCCGCAGGAAGAGACGCTGTTCAAGAAGTTTAACAACACCCAGCAGGGCATGCAGAATCTAGCCGACCACACTTCGTCCAAGGTATTCCGGAATATAGCGGCACTGCAACGCGGCACGCTGGTTCGCGGCCATGATGTAGACAAAGTCATGGATAGGCTGATCGTCAAGAAGGGGGCTGGCCTCACAACCGAAGAGTGGGACACCGTCATCACGGATACTCCGAGAAAAGTGAAAGCCGCAGAGGAGCTCGCACAGCAGTTCCCTGACATCGTAAAAGACCCTGCCAATATGACATTGCTTGACCTAAAGAACATCTACACCTCGTCCCTGAAAGGCGTAGGGATGCACGAGAAATCGCTCGGAATCCTTCACAATGTGGAAGACCAGTTTGTTAAGGGTATCGACAAGACGGGGAAAGATGCTCCCACGTACTTCCCTAGAGTCATCAACCATGAGATCAACTCGCAGATGCGCAAGGGCGGAATGACGCGTAACCTGAATATTCAGAATACATTCAACACTGCTAGAAATGCAGAATACAAGAATCTTACAGCAGAGGAGATCAACGCCAAGATACGCGACAAGCTGAACAGCTCGGGCAAAACCGTACCTGATGACTACAAGTTTCTTGAGGAGTCAGCCCTCGCCTCATTTATGACAAGACAGCTCAGCTCAAACAAGATGGTAGCAGATAGAACGACGATCAATGAGGCTCTCGGAACCTTTGGGAAACGCATAAAAAGCGCGTCAGATGCTAAGCAGGCAATGTATGAGGGGTATGACATCGTAGTACCTGTGGCTAAGGTCAAGATGTTCTCTGTAGACGGGTTAGAAAAAGGAATCAAGCAGTACACTGACAACCTTCCAGGAAGTGTAGGAACTACACAGATGCCGGAGGGGTTCAGCGCAGGCTTCACCGATCTTACCGGAACCAAAGAGGCGTCTGCATTACAGAAACTGCTTGAAAATCATGGAGATGCGCTGACGAAAATCAGTGAGCAGGATGCAAAGAATCTCGTGGGAAGCGCTGATTTGGAGATGTACGCACTCCCAAAAGGAATGGCTGACAAGTACAACAGAACTTCTAAAGTACAGCTCACCAACGGGGCGAGCGCCATGGTTAATGTGGTGAACAAGTTCTACGGAGCATGGAAACCACTCGTAACAGGCATGAACGTCAAGTACCACCTGCGCAACATCGCGTCCGGTACTTTCAACAACTTCCTGAACCTAGGAACTGCCATCGCAGACCCCACAACACAAAGAGCCGCTGTTATGGTAGCGGCTCATGGTGGGGGTAGCGCAGGAAAAAGCCTGATAAACATCAGCGGTAAAGAGTACACTGCAAAGGAAATCTACGAAGAGATGGTGCAGAACAACGCCCTCGGAACCTTCATGCTGACTGACAGCAACACGCTGAAACACGGCACAGCAGAGGATATGCTTCGTAGAAACTCTGGCGGGCTGGGGGAGAGACTGGTAAGTCACCCAGCGGCAACGGTGTCGGCCGGAAGCAGAGCCGTAGGAAACAGGGCCGAGGAATACATCCGTGCTGTCAACTACATCGCGAACCGAAAAGCAGGATTATCGCCGGAAGTGGCGGCAGAAATGGTGCAGAAGTATCAGTTTGACTATCAGGACATCAGCGAGTTTGAGAAGAACATCAAGCTCGTGTTGCCGTTCTACACATGGGCAAGGAAAAACATCCCATTGCAGGTAGAAAGCATACTGAACGACCCTAGGCCATATGTGGCGCTGTCAAGAGCAACAAAAGTAGGCTCCGAAGTAACCGGAACCAACTACGAAGATGTGCCTGATTATGAGCGTAGAAACTTCGCCGTTCCGTATGAGAATACGGCAGACGGAAGAACCAAGATGCTTGACTTCGGCGCACCCGCTGGAGATTTATACTTCAACGGTGCAGATGCCGCTTCCATGCTGAATCCGATGATAAAGATACCCATCGAGGTAGGAACAGGGTACAATTTCCTTACAGGCGGATCGCTGTACTCACAGGACGGGTCAGCTACAGCCATGACAGACCTGGCGTCACCATCCACTGCAACAGGCAGGCTGATAGCAAACAACCCGTACCTGCAAAATATACTCGCAAAGAACCCGAAAGCCGCGACAGCGATTGACCGCGTCGCAGGGTCTACGGGCGCACTGAACGACCTCAACAAATACCTAGCACCTGCTGACCGTGTGCCGGGATCAGTGCAGGGGTCGCGCGACGCCAACACGACACCGGGAGTCCGCGGCGCAGTGCAGAGAATGACCACATCGAATATGGTCAAATACCTAGACCCCCAGCAGGCCG